AGAAGCTCTGTCGCTGCTGATCATCGACGAAGCGGCGCACGTTCCTAACCTTGAAGAGCTGTGGGTCGGCCTTCTGCCTACGGTTTCAACAGGTGGTAACATCATCGTCCTCTCGACGCCGAATGGAGTCGGTAACAAGTTCCACCAGCTCTGGACTGAGAGCGAGAAGGGCGAGAACGAGTTCCACCGTACTAAGCTCATGTGGTGGGTGCACCCCGAGCGTATCGCTGACCTCCAGGATGATCTTGAACGTCCGTCGCCGCATGAGGGCATCCCATACTTCAAAAACTCAACGTGGTACAAGGCTGAGCTCAAGAAGACAAACATGTCTCCTCGCGAAGTTGCGCAGGAGCTCGAGTGTAACTTCAACGCGTCAGGCGATACGTTCCTTACGTCTGAGCAGATCGACGAGCTTGATAAGTCTTCCATCCCTCCTACTGCTTTCCTCTATCACGATCGCTGCCTTCACGAGTGGTGGGCGCCGCGCAAGAACGCCCGGTACTTCATCACGGCTGACGTCGCTCGCGGCGATGGCAAGGATTTCTCGACATTTAATGTCTGGGACGTCAGCACGATGGACCAGTGCGCTGAGTATCAAGGTAAGCTGCCGGTCGAGGAGTTTGCGAATCTTCTGATGGACACGGGTCACCGGTACAACAATGCTCTGTTGGTTGTTGAGAACAACAACATCGGCATGGCCTGTCTGGAACACGTTAGGTTGGGTGCATACGAGAACGTTTACTATTCAAAGAAAGGTGGTGAGGAAGCAGAGGCTGTGCACTCAGCCTGGGGCCCGAGCGAAGATAACATGGTGATTGGCTTCACCATGTCACAGAAGCTCAGGCCTCTAGTTTTTTCGAAGTGGGAAGAGTTCATCCGCAATCGAGCGATCCGGCTTCACTCTAAGCGGCTCGCTGCTGAGACCCGGACGTTTGTTTGGGACAATGGTAAACCCAATGCGATGAAGGGGTACAACGACGATTTGATCGTCGCTGCGTCATTGGGTTGTTGGATCAAGGATACGTTCATAAGCCCAGGCGAGTTGGCTGCTGATATGGATAAGATCCTTGTTTCTAACATGAAGGTGTTTGGCCACACGAATACAGAGATACCGGGAGCGAACAAGAACCCTGACATTCTGCCTCAGCGTTCTCTTGGTATCTTTACCAGCAACAATCCACAGCCACTGAAGCTGGATATTCCAGGTGGCAAATCAATCTCTCTTAAATGGTTATACTAACATGGCCCTTAAGAATCTTTACATAATCAAGGAAGCGGCTGATGTGATCCCGTTTCCGAAAGACAGAGTGAAACCGACCGAGAAGCCGTTCGATCAGGACGCCTCTGTCACTTCCATGCCACTCTCAAATAACCGACCGGAGTTGTCGTCGATCAAGGCACGTTTGATCAACAGCTTCAACAACTTCGTCGGGTCTGATGGGATGGTAGACAACTTTAGTCTGGCTCTTGTAAAGAAGCCATACAAAGTAGACGCCGATTTTCAGGTCAAGGTTGGCGAGTACGTTTTAGCTGCGCCGTTGAAAGATGATGGACGATACACCACTGGTTGGGCTGATGTCTGGGGCGGTACGGGTCGCATGGACTCAGTTCCCATCGATCATCTCCAGTACATCGAATAAAGGAGCATACAATGGCTGAGGAAACAATCCAGAGCCCGGGCAACGATGAAAGCGTGTGGAAGCGACTTACACGTCTCTTTCGCAGCGGTCCCGTAATCCGCCATAAGATTGCCAGCGGTGAGCCTGACAGGCAGCCACGAGGCACAGCTGCGGCTTACAAGAAAGAGATCAGCTCGCTTTACATTCACTCGCTCGCGAGCTATGGTCAATATGAGCGTCTCTCCCGTTACGCCGATTACTCGGAGATGGAGTTCACTCCTGAGATCGCGAGCGCGTTGGACATTTACGCGGACGAGACTACCGCCAAGAATGAGCAGGGTGAGGTCCTCAACATCCTCACCAAGAACGATGAGATCAGAGAAGTCCTAGAGACTCTCTTCTACGATGTTCTCAATATCGAATTCAACGCCTGGTCGTGGGTCCGCAACCTGGTCAAGTACGGTGACTTCATTCTCTTCGTCGACGCCAACGAGCAGAACGGCATTCTGAACCTCCTTCCAATTCCGATCAACGAGATTGAGCGTGAGGAAGGTTATGACAAGAAGGACCCGTTCGCGGTCCGCTTCCGCTGGCTGACCCAGGGTAACATGATCCTGGAAAACTGGCAGGTCATTCACATCCGCCTGCTGGGCAACGATAACTTCCTTCCCTACGGCAGCTCGATGGTTGAGCCTGCCCGTCGTATCTGGCGACAGTTGATCCTCATCGAGGACGCGATGTTGGTCTACCGCATCGTCCGTTCACCTGAGCGTCGTGTTTTCAAGGTTGACGTGGGCAACATTCCACCCGATCAGGTTCCGGCCTACATCGAGCAGGTGAAGACTGCCATGAAGCGGCAGCAGCTCACCGACCCGTCTACGGGTCGTGTGGACCTGCGGTATAACCCGCTGTCAGTGGACGAGGACTACTTCATCCCAGTCCGTGGTGACCGCTCATCTGACATCAGCACGCTGGCCGGTGGACAGTTCACGGGTGACATCGATGACGTGCAGTACATCCAGAACAAGCTGTTTGGTGCTCTCAAGATCCCCAAGGCCTACCTCTCCTACGAGGAGACGCCGGGCTCTAAGGCCACGCTGGCGCAGCAGGACGTCCGTTTCGCTCGCACCATCGATAGAATCCAGAAGATCTTCGTCTCGGAGCTCAACAAGATTGCCATCATCCACCTGTTCCTTCTCGGGTACACAGGCGATGACCTCGTAGATTTCGAGCTTAAGCTTGCTAACTCCAGCATCATCGCCGAGCAGCAGCACCTCGAGCTCTGGCGGACGAAGCTGGAGATCGCGGCCTCGGCGCAGGAAGGTGTCTTTGACCGTGACTTCATCTGGAAGCGTATCTTCAAGCTCACCGATGAGGAGATCGACCAGATCCGTGAGGGTAAGAAGTTTGACAAGCTTGAGGACCTGTTCCTTGAGCAGGTCTCGCTACCGGGCTCTCCTGGACCTATGGAACAGGGCGAGGCCGATGACGCGCTTGCTGGATTCGACGATACTGGTGCTCCTGCCGGCGGTGGCGGCGGTGGCGCTCCACCCCCACCTCCCCCTGAGGGCGGCGCAGGAGGGCCCCCGGGAGGCGACGCGCTACCTCCGCCGGAGAACGCTGGGGTTACTAGGGTAGGTAATGTTGTGGGTGAGCAGGAGGAGCCTGTGGCTGAGGAGTACACGATGGCCACCCGGAAGAAGCACAATATCGGCTCTGAGGACAAGCTTGGTCTTGGAACCAAGCAGGGTCCGCACCGGGCGCTGGACAGGCCGTCCAAGCTGGCTTCCGCCACTCCACAGTTCCATAACGCTAGACACGGCCACAAGCCATCAGCTCAGGACCCGATGAAGGCGATCATGCGTGGTATCAGGCGCCCGCTCTCAAATTCAAGGACTACAAAGAAGCAGCTGATGTCTGAGAGCGCCATCGCAGAGATGATGACCGAGGAAACACAGGAGCTAGAGAATCTGGTAGAGAGGATCCTAGCTGAGTCCCGGAGACTTAAGAATTAACGGAGTTCAAGAGTTCCCGACTATTTAAGCCGGGACATAGACAGGAGTCACCCAGAAATGGCGACTTTTAACCATAACAAGAAAAGGAACTGTGGACTGGTATACGAGTTCCTGATCCGTCGGCTCAGTAAGACGATGGTGGAGAAGGACCAATCCGGGTACAAGAAGACGATGGAGATCGTCCGCAAGTACTACGGTGATGGCACTCCTCTCTCAGAGGAACGGGAACTGTTCGATGTCATCCGGACGGCTCGTGGCCTCTCTGAGGGTTCCGCCCGTCGCATCCTGGCTGAGATCGAGCGGCACGCTCGCGGCATGGACGCGAAGAAGATCGACATCAAGAAGTCGAACCTGATCAAGGACATCAACTACACGTTCGGTCAGGGCTTCTTCACCGAGCACCGTGTTCCTGATTACCGCCTGATGGCGTCAATCCAGCTGGTCATCGACGCTGCGAGGCAGCAGGGCAGGCTGACCGAGTCTCTCCAGAGAGTCCAGCTTGAGGAAGGATTGATCCGGTACATGATGTCCAAGGGCTCATTCCAGGAATCAACCCATCAGCGTTCAGAGGTGGACGCGGTCGTCATGGCGATGGTCGCTAAGCGGTTCGACGAGAAGTACAGCAAGTCGCTCAGCAAGAACCAGAAGTCGCTGCTGGAGAAGTACCTGAGATACCAGGTAACAGGTGATCACAAGCCTCTTCGTGAATTCGTTATGAGCGAGAGTGTTCGTATCCGTGATGCTCTGAACAAAGCCATGACGATGAAGGAGTTCATCGAAGATCGTGAGATGATGAAGAGGTTGAACGAGGTTCAGACAAAACTTACTAACTTCGCCAACGGAGAGTTCCCGGACGAGCGAATTGAGGAGACGATGATGTACCAGAAGCTCGTAGAGGAGGTCGAGTCCAATGAGTAATGTTAATGAAACGGGAATGGCCTGTGGCTCAGGCTTCCAGCTTCCTATCGGGATCAAGAAGCGCAAGGAAGATGTCGACGAGGCGCTGCGCCAGGCTGGTGACATCAACGAGGCGCACCTGATGGTGTTCCTCTCAAAGGCGACCAATCCTCGGTTGATCGAGTTTTACGACGCTCTTGACCTCATGGAGTACAAAGAGGCGAGCGATATGATCCGCGAGGATGTCGTGCGCGAGATGATCAGAAACAAGATCAACGAGGTGGTCCGCAAGAAGGCCGGTGGCGGTGGTTACGTGCTCTACGCTCCCAATAAGGGTAAGAAGAAGCACTCAAAACCGGTGGCGGCGTTCCCTACTCGGCTCGCTGCCAAGCGCGCTGAGCTTGCTCGGTTCCCGCCGAAGGATCCCAAGAAGCTGCAGCGGTTGCGCAAGGAGATCGAGAAGCTGCTCAAGGATCCAAAGAAGCGGGCTGAGGCAGAGCGGCGGGCCCTGAAGGCTCGTGGAACGGATATTCACCACCACGCAGGTAAGGCTCGTGGTAAGCACTACGAGAACAAGATCATCGCCAAGATCCTGGTGAGGGAGGCAAGGAAGCAGCTGAACGAGGGTCTCTTCCAGAAGGAAGCGAAGCCGAGCCAGTGGAAGGATAAGATCAAGGAGTTCCCGCCGGGTGTCCTGCAGTCAGACAAGAAGCTCCAGAAGCTGATGAATGCGTACCAGGAAGAGCTGGGCGTGGCGCTCAAGAAGTCGTTCCGCGTGGTTCAGAACGAGCTCGGCGCTAGCGGGCGTGTGAAGCCGCTGGGCATCGAGAAGCACGATGACGGCCGGCCTTACGCCAAGTTCAACATCGTGAACGCTGACGAGAGCGAGGTCGGACCGATCTTCGTGTACGACAACGATGGCACGCTGGCGATCGAGATGTCAGATGGAGCGAAGTCGGCGGTCACCAGCAAGGCTGGCAGGCAGGCGGGAGTGACCATCCGTGGCTCGCTTGACCACGCCGCTGACAAGCTGGCGAGTATGAGTAACCTCAAGAACATCATCACGACGATCGATGCGTACTTCGAGACGCTCGAGCGACACGTCGACACCAGGCTCACAAAGATGACGCCGTTGGAGCGAGCTGCTGTCAAGCGGGCACTGGTGAAGAAGTTCAAGGGAAAGATATGAGTCTAAAGAAAACATTCGTCATAAACGAGGGGCCGACTGGGGTGTATGACAACCCGGCGCTCGCCAACACTGTCAATCACGTGACTAAACTGATCGGCCGGATGACGAGGGACATCAAGGGCGCGTACTACCGTGACGACGCGGCGAATATCGTCAGGAAGACAGCGCAGCAGGTCGATCAGATACTGGAGCAGTACGCTCAGCAGCTGTTGAATACCGGTAAGAGCCGGGAGGGTTAACATGTCTAGAATGACTGAGGTGTTTGGATTTGGTAAAAAGAAAGAACAACCACAAGTCTGTCCTCAATGTGGGAAACCAGCTGTGGGACCTGAGGGCATGCCTCGATGTGTTGTTCATGGCGACTTTAGTCGCATGCAACAAGGCCCACCTGCTACCTCACAAACACAGGCACCTGATGCAAGTAATCCAAACATGGATTCATATTTTAAGAAACTAAAGGGCGCAGAGTACGACCCAGGTTTTGCGAGTGTTAATCACAGAAAGGGTGATCCATTCGCGTATAAACCAAGCAAGAAACCAGAAGCACCGCCTGAGCGTCGAGGTCATCTACGTGGTGGTGAGTGGATCGAGGACAACTAATATGGACGACAAGAAACTTCTACGAGAGTGGTACGCTCTAGAGTACAAGCCAGAGATGATCGCCGAGGCAAAGAAGAACGGCAAGAAGATCACGCTCAAGGGCATCATCCAGAAGGCTAACACCAAGAACCAGAACAAGCGTATCTACCCACGCGCCATTCTAGCCCGTGAGGTTGAGAACTACGGAAAGGCGATCAAGGAGCGTCGGGCTTTCGGTGAGCTAGACCATCCAGAGCGCTCTACTGTTAACCTGTCTGAGGTCAGCCATCTAGTCACCAACGCCTGGTGGGACGGCGACGACGTCATGGGTGAGATCGAGGTTCTTCCGACTCCGAAGGGAAAGATCCTAGAAGCCATCCTTGAGGCAGGAGGTATGGCGGGCATCTCCAGCCGTGGAGTTGGCTCGACATCAAAGAGGCACGTTGATGATGACGAGGTAGACGAGGTGAACGACGACTATCAGATCATCTGCTGGGATGTCGTGAGCGAGCCGTCCACTCCGGGTGCCTACCTGCATGAGGGAAAGAGCTTGGACCTTGACCCGCGCAAGACCTGGAGCAAGGCTGACCGCATCTGGCGGGTACTCAACGAGATCACGAGGAAGTAATATGAGCTCATGGGATAAGGCACAGAAACTGCTCGAAGACAAAGCGATCGGCACGCAACAGTATAATCCGCAAACAGTGCCGCCTAACCCGTCTGAGGTAAGCGGAGGCATTCCTATTCATCTTCAACCCCAGGATTGGTATTTTGTTGTTGACATGCTGGGCTCGATGGCAGAGAGGGAGCCTGAAAGTAAGCAGAGAAATTATGACATAATCAACGACATCTGGTATCAAATCAAATCTCATAAAAAGTGAGGAACACATGGCAACGTATAAAGCAGATCACCTAAAGGAAATGATCCGGTCGGTGGTTCGTCAGGAGATCAAAGAGGTGGTGACCAATGTCATCGCTGAGGTCTTGTCTGAACGCTATCTCAAGCAGCTGGTTGAGGTGAACGCTTCTCGTCCACGAGGCGTCGGTCGGACAATGCATATCGCTGATGGTGATGACCAGGATGATGAGGGAACACCGGAGGTTTTGCCGAATCCGACGCAAGGAATCTATCGTAAACACCCGATGAAGCACAGCGACAGCCTCGAGGATGATGAGCCGCAGACGACGATGCCGGAGGGAAAGCAGCGAGACGAGATGCTCTCGCTCTTCTTCGAGGGGACCAAGCCGCTCAAACAGATTGAGGAGCAGGTGCAAGAGGGTATCCCACTCGAGAAGATCGCTGACGAGCCGTCAGATGGTCGTCGCCCTCTGACTGAGGTATGGGCCACGCTCGCAGGTGTAAAGAAGCAGCCGTCTGCCTCTCCTCCCGCAGACGCGTCTGAGCTTGAGAAAAGAGAGGAGTTACGGCTCAAGAGGTTGCGTGAGAGCCTGGAGAGACCGGCATGAGGAAAGTAAAGGTGACGCTGACAGAGGCGATTAATCTTCTCCAGGAGCTTGACTACGTTCCTGGCGTCTCTATGGCTGTCCCTGACTTTAACTACACTGTCAACAAGCGTCGTAACTTCGATGCTGTCGATAGCGGCGACGAGTTCCCGTACGACAGCGGCGAGGGTGGAGGTCCGCAGAACTCGCAGGGCTACGGGCAACAGGGTGTGGGCCGTGGTGGTGTAGGTATGGGTGGCAGACCTGACAGCTCTGGCGGGGTCCGAGCGCCCTCTGCGGCGTACACTAGCACCTGGGATACAACTGATGAGGGTGCCGATTACGATGAGGTCCAGCGACACGGTCGGCCGCGTAACATCTGGCGGGACACACCTGAAGGCGAGGTGATGAAGAAGAAGGTCGATGATGACGAGCGTATCGGTGAGTCGATGGGAACTCCGTTTCAGACGGGTCCGGTCGCGCCGATGGACGGCCCGTCGCTTCAGTCATTCGGCCGTGGGTACAGCTCTGGCAGCGAGCTTGATCAACTGCCCAGCAACCAGGACATGAACAACGGCCCTGGAAATATGTGGGGCGGGCCTGGGACGATTCCGGGAACGAGTCGTAGCTGGGCGGGCAGCCCGACGCTCGGTGACCACCCTAACGATGTGTGGAAGATACCTGAGCAGGAGGAAGCTATGAAGCTACGAGAGTTTTTTGATCCGGCTCCTATTGAGGCCGAGCCGCTGACCAACCCAGAACAGAATTACCTCAACGACGCTACCGATGAGGAGATAGAGGACGGCCTGCAGGGGTTTGGTGGTCCTGGCGATGAGGAAGAGGAACACCACGCCGGCGAGGTCCAGGGCCCTGAGGGCGATGAGGAGCCGCAATCGTTCACCGGTCGGTACGGTGGCGAGACTATCTTGATGCTTCCCAATATGGGACGGGGATCCGAGTTCATCATGTCCCCAGACAAGTTCGGAGCTGCCCGTGGGACGTACGGCATGCACATGGACAACAAGAACAAGGTAAGTCCTGAGATGCTGGATAAGCGTTCTGCGTGGGATGTTCTACAACACGTGATCTCAGCGATGGCCAACCAGAAGCCTCAGGAGCCAGAGAAACCTGAGAATGTAGAAAACACTGACCAACCGGGCTAGTTACAGAACGAGGACAAGAATCATGAAAATGACCATCAATGAGCTTAAGCGGCAAATCTCCGAGATCATCGAGGAGGCCAAGAAGAAGGATCAGAAGGAGAAGAAGTTCAAGCGTGTCGGTGCTCAGGTCGAGGCTTATGGCTTCTACGATGAGTCGCATGATTTTTCCGAGCCGCTGGGCGTCCACAACCTGTACCGTCAGCAGGGTCAGGTTAACTGGGGTCCTTATACTGGCGTCGGACCTCACGTAAACCAGTACGGTCCTGCCAATACCAACGCTGTGGGCCTCAAAGAAACTGACGAGAAGGCGCTCCGCTCGTTGGTCCGCGAGGTTCTTGAGAATGGATTGATCGGCGAGGAGTCTGCATGGGCACCGTTCCTAGCCAAGGTCTCTAGGGAACCCATCTTCGAGAGCTCCTGGCACGAGGCTGCCTCTATGATGAACGAGGAAGTGCTCGAAGAGGCCTGGTACGACAAGAAGGATAAACCCGACAGTCCCGAGGGAAAGTCGAAGGGATTCGAGAAGGACAAGGAGCGCGGGCACATCAAGAAGCATGGCTTCGAGAAGAAGGACAAGAAGAGCAAGAAGTCCTCGAAGAAGAGCTCGAGCAAGAAATAAACCAATCTTCGCTGACAGAAAGTGAGTAGTAAATGGACAACAGATTTAAGGGTATCGAAGTCAGACCAAGACCGAATGAGGAACCGGATCGGTATATAAAGCGGTTCATGAAAAAGGTCCGTAACGACGGTATCTTACAGGAAGTTTATCAGCGCCGGGCTTACGAGAAACCGTCGGTCCGGCGTCGTCGTAAACAGGCGCAGGCACGTTTTTTAAGACGTGTTGAGGGGTTGGACTAAGAAAATTTTTGGCCTTTCTGGCTGAAAATACATTGTCTACGCCAGTTAACGTAGCATCTGTCCCTATTTGAGAGGACCTACCATGAAAGAAGGCAGAGATTTAGTGAAGGAGGCCCTCCAGGACGCCAAGTCGCTTAAGGAAGCGGCAGTGGAGCGGGCAAAGAACGAGCTTGTAGAAAGCCTTGCACCGGCAGTCCGGAAACTTCTAGACGAAAAACTCAGTCGGGTAAACGAACGTGGCTCAAAGGACGCTGTTGATCCTTCAATTAAGAAGAAGGGTGATGACGACAGCGGTCGTGAGCAGAAGATCGATTACCAGAATGAGGACCTAACCCTGGAGGACGCCCTTCAGGAATTCTTCCCTGCTGAGGGGATCGAGGAAAACACAATGGACGTGAATGAGAAGAAGAGCTCCACTAAGGGCTCGAAGAAGAGCTCCACCATGAAGGAGGCTGCTAGCTCGGCCAAGAGCTCCAAGGTGAACGAAGAGATCGAGATCAGCGAGGCAGAACTCCGCAAGGTCTACGAGGCTGCCCTCCAGACTGAAGTTTCCGTGAAGAAGGGTTTCTCGGACATCGTCGGTGGCGGCGAGATCGAGCAGGCCCACAAGGAGATGGGCATCCAGGACAAGCCGAAGACCAAGCACTTCGAAGAGGAGGAGCCGCCTCACAAGCAGAAGTGGATCCCCGAGATGAAGGAGCTTCAGTCCATGGTTCAGAAGGGCCTGGCTGAGAACAAGAGCCTCCGTGAGACCAACCGGAAGGCGATGGCCATGATCGAGACCCTCGGCAAGAAGCTGCACGAGGTCAACCTCTTCAACGCCAAGGTCCTCCACGTCAACAAGATTCTCAACAGCGGTGCCCGCCTCACGAAGGAGCAGAAGACCTTCGTCATGGAGAGCATCGACAAGGCTCGCACGATCAGCGAGGTCAAGATGGTGTTCGAGACGATCGTCGGCTCGATCCAGACCTCCGCAGCGATCAACGAGTCGCGCAACGCTCGTCCGCCTAAGGCTAACGCCCAGACGGCCCGTACAACCGGCACGCCCAAGCAGAGTGTCCTCAGTGAGTCTGTGGACCGGGCCAACGGCGAGGACAAGTTCAGCCGCATCAAGCAGCTGGCTGGCCTCGTGAAGTAAACCAAACCACAGACCAAGGAGACATTAAAACAATGTCAGCAGAATTTCTGAAGGAAATGACCGAGGGTATCAATACTCTCGATCAGCGTAAGGAGGCCAAGCGCCTCGTTACCAAGTGGGAGCGTACCCACCTACTCGAGGGTCTTGAGGGCCAGAAGAAGTCGAACATGGCTCGCCTCCTTGAGAACCAGGCGGCTGCGCTGCTCAACGAGGCCTCGACGGTCTCGGACATCACCGGCTTCCAGAACGTGGCGTTCCCCATCGTCCGCCGCGTGTTCGCTGGCCTCATCGCCAACGAGCTGGTCTCCGTCCAGCCCATGAGCCTGCCGTCAGGCCTGCTCTTCTACCTGGACTACCGTTTCGACTCGGGCAAGGCTGGCAACCAGCTTGACCAGGCGACGGACTTCGCCACTGGCGGCTCGCTGTTCGGCAAGGCTTCTCCGGATGTCACGGGTGACGCCCAGGGCTACGGCGGCTTCTACAACCTCGGTTCGAGCTTCTCGCAGATCGAGCGTATCACCACCGGTTCCACGGCTGCTATCACCGCCGTCTCCGCATCGGCCTCCGATGTGGGTTGGGACCCGGACATCGTCGCCGCTGGCCTGACTGGCGCGGTTGGTGCTGGCTGGTGGGTGGTCACGATCCCGAGCGTCTTCGCTGCTAGCGGCGCTCCGGCGTACGCGGACATGGCTAACGCCCTGTTCGACACCAACGCGATCAAGCAGTGGGTGCCGGTCTCTACGGCCTCTCTGTCGTACCCGCAGACTCCGACCGGCATCGGCACGAACGGCCTGTCTGGCTCGAACGGCGTCCCCGTTCAGGCTTTCGACTGGACGATCTACCGTCGCTTCACCAAGAAGAGCGGCACTGGCCTCTCCTTCGTGGTGTACTCGCCCTCGGGCGCGACGAACTCGCCGGCCATGGCCAGCGTTACTGCCTCGCTGAAGCTCAGCTTCATCGTCGGCGCTAACCTCGCTGCCAAGACCGATGCCTACGGCAACGCCGCTGGCACGCTGGTCACCGACCCGTACGAGTCGGACATGGGTGTCATCCCGACTCCGCCGATCCCGGAGCTGGACTTCACCATCAAGTCGGTCCCTGTGACCGCCAACCCCCGTAAGCTCAAGGCTCGTTGGACGCCTGAGCTGGCCCAGGACCTGGCTGCATACCAGAACCTGGACGCTGAGGTTGAACTGACCCAGGTTCTCTCCGAGGCCATTGCCCTTGAGATCGACCGCGAGATTCTTGCGGACCTTCTCTACAATGCCACCGGCGCGAACTTCTACTGGTCGCGCGTTCCTGGCAACTTCGTTGTCAAGAACACGGGTGCTGCGTACACCGCGTCCTTCACCGGTACCGTCCGTGAGTGGTATGAGACTCTGGTCGAGACCGTCATCGACGTGGCCAACAACATCCACCGCAAGACTCTCCGCGGTGCGGCTAACTTCCTGGTCACGAGCCCGGACGTTGCCACCATCTTCGAGGCCTCGGTGCTCTACAAGCCGGTCCTCTCGATGGACCCGAAGGAGACCATGTTCACGGTTGGTACCGAGAAGGTCGGCACCCTGAACAACCGCTTCACGGTCTACAAGGACCCGTACTTCCCGCGTAACAAGATCCTGGTCGGCTACAAGGGTGGCAGCTTCCTTGAGACCGGGTACGTGTACGCCCCGTACGTGCCCCTGATCGTCACCCCGACGATCTACGCTCCTGAGGACTTCACTCCTCGTAAGGGCGTCATGACCCGGTACGCCAAGAAGCTCGTCCGTGGCGACTTCTACGGTACCGTGACGGTCATGAACATGAACGTCATCTAATCTGACCCCGCTCAGATAGATCAGGAAGGCTCCGGCTAACCCCCGGAGCCTTTCTTTTTTCTGCTCTGGGCCTTTCCTATAGAAGTTAGCTATTTACTGAGTGTAGGACTCCCACGTGAGAGGACAAACAGATGGATCTCAAAGAATTTTTTAACCCGTTGATTGAAGGCCCGCTGGACGGAACGTTCAAGGAACCAGCTGCGGCTCCGGTTCCAGATGCTCCGCCCGCTCCGGGTGGGGGACCGCAGACTTCTCAGGACGTCCGCCCTGTCTCCGAGGGAAGCTTCAGTTTCTTCCAGGACGCAGGCCAGAGGTTCTGTGACCGCCACAACGACGAGGACAACGGTCAACTGACCATTGACCCAGGCGCCGTCCAGATGTTCGCGAGCGCCCTCGATAACCTGGCGTACCAGACGTACCAGGGGCTGTCTGATCCTGAGGACCGGAACAAGTACGAGTCTGACATCGTCAAGGTGTCGGCTGACTTCCAAGACGCTCTTCACGGCTTCGTCGCAGACATCGAGAAGCTGAAGAAGCACGCCAATCCGTACTAAGGAGCACCCTCCGTGACGATCTCTCTCAAGGAGTTCTTCCTCCATGAGGAGAACTCACAGACGTACGCAGCGCAGGTGCACGCGTACGCGGTTCCAGGCAACGGTGACCCAGTCTTTGCTGAGCGGCACCTTGATTCGCTAGAGCATGCGGGTGTCGCGCCGCACGCTGCAGCGCAGATCATGATCAGGAAGCATGGCTGGCAGGATACCCAGGCGGCACAGCAGAGCGCGTTGGGCGAGCACCAGGACCCGACCAAACCTGTCGATAAAGGCGCGTCGATCTGGTCTGACCCTGACCAGCCTGTCGACGTGCGTAAGTTCTCGAGCTGTGGTGGCAACCTACACATCGATCTGACAGAGTCACCCGAGGCATGGTGGCCGGGAAAGGACGAAGAGGAGTTTGACCCAAAGTCAGATCCCACGTTCCCAGACGAGCTTCCACCGGATATCGAGCTTCAGTCGAACGAGCTGCACCCAGATGAAGTGCCGGTGAAGCCGAGCCCAGTCGATCCAGACCCAGAGACGACGCTGGACCCGGCGGGAACCAGTGAGCTTCCGGATGTTGGTTTCGGTTTCGACTCGATGGAAGATGATCCGGGGTTTGGTGCTCCCCCTCCTAGGGACCCACGTTGGGCGCAGTCGGCCGAGTCGATGGACTGGGATGAGTTCAAGCAGCGTCACCCAAAGGTAGCTAAGGAGCTGGACAGCAGCGTCATAGACAGCACGCAGCTCGCTCAGGCTATCTTTAAGGCGAGAGTGGGCACGCCGTCCTCAAAGGATCCCGACATGGATCGCAGCGATTTCTTCTCGGCAAAGTTCCCAGATGGAAGGACTATGATGTACGTGGGTGATAACCGCGGCTGGCAGGATATGGGTGGCAAGGATGATGACGAGAATGATCCTGACGATCCAGGACCGAAGTATGACGACCCATCTGCGATAGACTTTTAAGGAGTGAGTATGAAGCTCAAGGACATGTTCATAAGCGAAGCGTTCGATGATATTGAGCCTGGCTTGGACCGCGACGCTGAAGAGAGAGACTGGAACGAGTGGTTCGCGCGGATGTATCGAATGATCGACGACGGTCATTACAACATCCCACCAGAGACGATGGCCTCGCCCGAGTTTCTTGCTGCTGCCAAAGAGGCGTTCGAGCAGTACACTGACATGGACACGTTCTTGAATCGGTTTGACTCTGACATGCAAAACTCGCCGTTCGCGAAGTACTTCAACGAGTCAGTGGAAGAGAACGAGGAAGAAGTTGAGGTCGAGGAGGATGAAGAGGGTTTCGGAGACGATGAAGATGAGGAGGGATTTGGTGGTGAGGAAGATGGTCCTGCCCCTAAGAAGCTTGAGGATCCGACATCATCTCGCGATGAGTTCCACGGCGGCCCCGCAGATCCAGAGGTTGGGTTCGGCGCTCCTACGATAGGACACGAGTTCGGTGAGGTCCCCGAGCCCAGCGTCGATCCTGAGGATAAGCTGTGGCATGATAACGGCACCTCCGATGGCTTCGGTGAGGAAGAGGAATTTGGCTTTGGCGGGCACGAGAAGCAGACGGGCGAGCCCGGACCTGAGCATAACATCAACGTGCGTTTCGCCGATCACGAATCTACGAGAAGTAGTAAGAAGGAAGTTAAGATGAGGCAGAAGCGGTCCGACGCCGGTTCAGAGTGGGCCGCGTACCACCGGTCACAGGGTGGCGACACGCCAGAGAGAAAGCCTGAAAGGGTGAAGCCTCGCGAGCACGAGGCTGAGTTCGATTGGGACCACAGCTCGGGCAAGATGGTCAGGACGAAGTAGGGAGATAAGATGGCCCAGCGGATTGATGAGGAGACAAAGATCGAGCTCCAAAACCCTGGGACACTCCAGAAGGTGATGGATGAGTTCTTGAGTTTCGCAGGACAGTCTGATGGACTGCCAGGTGAGGTTGAAGAGGCTGAGGCTCAGGTCGCGATTGCGAGGTCACGCCTCGACCAGTCAAAGCAAACTGGAGGTAGCAACCCTGGTCACTACGGGTCGATCTCTGTCGACCCACTGCAGGCACAGGCGATGTTGCTAGCCATCAGGACAATCGGCACACAGCAGGATGTATCAGCTCTGCAGCCAGATATCACGCGGTTGAAGATGGTCCAGGAAGGACTCTCAGGTAGGGGGTCTGAACCCACTGCGAAGGCCGCGCAGGGATTTGAGATTCAGAACCAAGGAGTAACCAGGCGCAGGCCGGGGGAGGGACCGTCAGTGAACGGAGGGAGAGCGCAGAGCCAAGAGATGGACTCGTTTGACCAACCACAGTACGCCGCTGAGGCCTACGATTGGAAGCGAGATCATGATAGCTTCGAGACGCAGGAGCGGGTGGCTGAGGACAAGGGTGCTGACATCGAGTATGATGAGCATGGTAAGTCGATCAAGAAGCTCGGGATAGATGCCAAGAGCTCGCACATACTTGCCAAGACTATCGCCAAGGATCACCGCAAAGAGGATCCAAACTACTACAGAAACGAGAGTCGCAGAATCGATGAGGCGATGGAGAACCTTGAAGAGAAGCTATTTGCAAAATGGTTGAAACGCGGGGGAAAGTAAGTGGCAAACATCATCGCATTCCAGCCCAGTCCTGATCCGACTGTAACGCCCAGCGGCAGCTACATCATCGAGGGTGGTCCCTCGACAAACGGTCCGTGGACTGTTGTGGCGCAGATCTCGGCCACGATGACCGGGACGTACTGGAACGCCACGTCGTCGATGTTCACGTATATGGACGACGAGCTGTTCCGCCCGTATAACACATGGTACCACATCATTGACGTCGATTACACTGGGAAGATGGGTCGGCCTTCCGATCCTTTCATGACGCACCCGACGCCGTACTTCGTCCCGGGTTCTACGCCGTTCGGCGCGTTCGATAACGATGTGCAGTTCCAGCGGGACGCGGATAAGGTCGCTGACTTCATCCGCAAGAAGCTAGGTGAGCCTGTCATGCAGGTGCACATGAGCTCGACCCAGATCTACGCCGCCTTTGAGGAGGCCTGCCTTGAGTACTCCGCGCTGGTGAACAGTTACCAGGCGAAGTCGGTCCTGGGCAGCTTCCTCGGCTCGCCCACAGGGACGCTCGAGGGCTCGCAGAACATCTACATCAACCGTACCTTGACCCTGGCCTATAACCTCTCTGACGCCTACGCGACTGAGGCGGGCGTCAACTCGATGGCTCCGCTCTATAGCGGCTCGATCATGCTGGCGGTTGGGCAGCAGACCTACGACATCCCGGCGATGCTCTCGGCTTCTGGCATGTGGGATGGCACCGGTCACATCCGTATCCGCGAGGTCTATCACAAGTCGCCGATGTCCGCCTACCGTTTCTTCGGAACGACATCCGGTCTGAACTATCTGAACTCGCAGTTCCGCTTCGAGTCATTCACTCCTGAGACGCTGTTCTACCTCCTGCCGATCTGGGAAGACGTGCTACGTGGCATGCAGTTCAAGACGTCAAACAACGTCCGCCGCTCGAACTACTCGTTCGACATCCACAACAACTGCATTCGCCTGTATCCGGTTCCACAGGCTGTCTACCCGCTCTGGTTCACCTATACCATTGACCCGAATCCACTGGCGACCAGTGGCTCCGGTTCACTGACCAACACTACCATCAATGGCGTCTCGAACCTGAGCAACATCCCGTTCGGGAACATCCAGTACAGCCTGGTGAACTCGATCTCCAAACAGTGGATCTGGGAGATGGCGCTCGCGTTCGCCAAGGAGATCGAGGGCCAGATCCGCAGCAAGTTCTCGACTGTCCCGATTCCCAACGGTGATGTGACTCTCAACGGACCGCAGCTGATCCAGGACGCTAAGGCTGAAATGGAGTACCAACGGACGCAGCTAAGACAGCTGCTTGACGATCTCACGTACCAGAAGCTGATGGAACGTGAGGCAGCGATGTCGACCCAGCTTCAGGACACCTGGAAGGGTGCCGCGCTCGGTATCTACATCGGATAAATCATGCCGAGAAAATTCATCGGAGCCAAAGAGCTCTCCTTCGTTAATCAGATAAACAGGGAGCTGATTCAGGGTGTCATCGGGCAAGAGGTGACGTACTACCAGATCCTCGCCGAGAAGACGCAGATGAATGATCTGTATAACGAGGCTATCAATAAGGTGTATGCAGTCCCGGTGAAAACAAACTGCCTTGTCTACTTCGAGAACTCAACTGAGACTGTGACTAACTTCCCCGCCGACAGCAAGTACAATCTGGACGTCTACTTCCACAAGGCTGAGATGGACGACCGCAACCTGTCGCCTAAGATGGGTGACTTCGTGCAGTTTGGCAAGGTGCTGTTTGAGATCTACAACGTGTCAGAGCCTCAGATGGCCTTTGGTCAGATCGAGAGCATGATGATGACCAAGTGCGTCTGCGGACCTGCTCGTCAGGGACAATTCAATCCGGCTCTTGCACCCATGCCTGAGCCTGGGAAGAATCTTCTGGCTCCAACATACTCTGACCAACCACGGGATGTGAAGCTCAAAGGAGACAGGAAGTAAATGACCGATCCGGTAAACTACCAGGATACGACCATCGAGACCGTCGACCGGGCCATCAAGGACTGGTTTGATAAGACGGTCAACGCCCGTGTCAAGACGCCATCGGCTGAGCTGAGCAAGGTCCCGGTCATCTTCTCGTCCGGTGAACGCTGGTCCACGGGCCGGACCCGTCAAGCCTTCCGGGACAATAACGGCGTTCTCATCCTCCCGATCATCTCGGTCCGCCGGACGAATATCGTCAATGACCCGACCAAGATGGCTCTGGGAGTACAGACCGATAAGATCCAGATTGCAGTTAGAGTTGACGGCAAATCAAACGCAATCCAGAATCTAGAATACAACAAACCGGTACCCTGGAAGCGTGAGTACCCACCGGTCTACAATGTTTACACGATCCCATTTCCTGACAGGATGATCTCGACGTACCAGCTGGTTATCCAGACTCAATTCATCTCACAGATGAACGAGATCCTGCAGAAGATCTGGCGGTCCCTAGACATCCAGAAGACCTTTGTCGCCCCATTCCAGAATGATGGCCGGGTGCCACCACGTCAGTATCAATACGATATGTCCTACCGGGACGTGCCCAAGCTGGATTCAAGGTATGTTGTTGGATTTATGGAAAACACTGCTACTGACGCCGGTAACTTTGAGGAGTTTACCGATCAGGAGCGCATCGTGAAGTACAACACGGAGTTCACAGTTCCATTCGTGATGCAGCTGTCACCAGAGGGAACGCCGGCCCCCGTGCAGGTAGAGCAGACAGCGTATAAGGTCGTCATGAAAGATGAGAATTATCACTTCGTAGACAACCGTGATGACCTTGATTTAATTTTCGGAAAAGACAGGTAAGAAATTTGCTAGAGAAAAAGGCACGACGTGATTGTTTCTGCTACTTACTATGTCATGAGGGATAGGCTCTGCCCTACTCAAACCCTTTTGGAGAGAAACTAAATGGCTCGAAAGTTCGTATCGCCCGGCGTATTCACTCAGGAGCTTGATCAAAGCTTCCTGGCCTCGGGTGTGGGCGCCATCGGCGCCGTAGTGGTAGGCCGTACCAGCAAGGGTCCTGCTCTTGTTCCCACCCTCGTCACGGATTTCAATGACTACGTCGCCAAGTTCGGCGATGTTGATCCTCTGATGGAGGCTCCGTACGCGATCAAGAATTACCTGAAGAACTCGTCCGCCTGCACGGTGGTCAGAGTCCTCGGTGATCGTTCGGCGGCTCCTGACCCTGGCGCTGTTGAGAACTACTCGACGCAGACGTCGTTCGGTATCGTTGATTACAACGACACTCTGCTTGCAGTAGTCAATGTCGCTAAGGGGACGACCTTCACCCTTAGCGGGACGTCTGAATACCCGACCTTCTCGTTTATCGGGTCTGCAAGCTCAGACTTTACTGGCTCATACGCTGGAACGCTAAGCTTCTTGAGAACAGATCCAAACTACATCCGAAATGTTCTTAACGGTGATCCAACACAAATTGGCTATTTCGGACACTATCTTTACGAGTGTTTCGATTGGGCCCACAACAGCGTCGCCACGCCAGCAGCCACCACTGCTCCTTATTATGTGGCTGAACTTTCTGGAACAACGTCAAGCTCGTTTGATTGCGACTTCACCTCGGCGGTCACTCCGTGGATAAAGTCACAGAACTACGGCTCGAACAGCTACCAGCTGTTCCGTATCCACGCCCTCTCGGCTGGTGAGGCTTCGAACACTGACGTCAAGGTCTCGATCGCCAACATCCGCAAGTCGGTCAACTCGGCTGTCACTCCCTACGGCACGTTCGATATCATCGTCCGCGGCTTCCAGGACACCGACGGCAAGCTCATCCAGAACGAGACGTTCACCAACGTCACTCTAGACCCGACCAGCCCCAACTACCTGCCTCGCGTGATCGGCGATCAGTATCGCTACTGGAACTCTACCACGCAGAAGCTGGTGGTCGCTAACACCTTCAAGAACTACAGTAAGTTCATCCGTATCGAGATGGACACCGGTTATCACCCGACGGATGCTCTTCCTTGGGCACACAGTGGTTACCCGCAGATGGTTCCGGTAACGAACATTGTCAATACGACCGGAACAAAGGGTGTAGCTCATGCTATTCTTGGTACGACAGAAGGACTGATTGTTACCACTCAAGCAACGGGAACATCATTCCAAGTCGTGTTTGCTACAGGTACAACTCCAGGCAGCGCAGCTTTGGTTGGAACTACAGCGACAATTTCTGTTGACTATCTGATGACGTTTGGTGATGCAAGGGCTCTTGTCAATACGTTGACAGGATTGACATCTACGGGATATGTCAGCGGAGGAAACGCCAGCACGTTAATTGATCCTACGGTTCTGCCTCTAACGTACTCTGTTACAGGTCTCAGCCCTACGTACTACACTCTTGAGGCTGTAGACCTCTCCGGTGCGTACGTCTCGAACAACCTCGACAGCAATAACAACCTCGCTGTCTACAAATTCTTCGGCTTGGACTTCACGCTCGATGGTATCGAGGACCTGCTCAAGTTCCCAGGAAGCAACGTCTACGCTCCTAAGGGCACTGACTTCTCGATGCATCACCTCACCACCGCGATCCTCTCCGGCGTCAGCTACTACGACTACGATCCCACCACTCTGTACACCACCGGTCCTGCGGTGCCGAGCATCAACGGCATCAACGGCTTCACGGTCGGGTTCGCGGGTGGCTTCGATGGGTTCGATATGACGCAGGCTGACCCGCTCCTTACCGGCACCTCGGCCACCTCGATCAGCACCGTCTCGCTGAAGAAGGCGATCGACCTGGTCAGCAACCCGGACGAGATCGACATCAACCTGATCGCCGTCCCCGGTATCACCAACCCGTCCGTGACCTCCTACGTCCGCCAGATGTGCAACGCTCGCGCGGACGTCATGTATGTTATGGACATCGACGGTGAGTCGGTCTCGGCTGCCATCTCCTCCCTCAACACGCAGGGAATCGATGACAACTACGCTGCCACCTACTACCCGAAGATCCGCTACGCGGACACGACCAACAACGTCATGGTGACCGTGTCTCCGTCGGTGGCCGTCCTCGGTGCCATCGCCTACAACGACCGCGTCGGTCAGGTGTTCTTCGCTCCGGCCGGTCTCAACCGCGGTGGTCTCAGCCAGTTCGGCGTGGTCGACACCCTGGATCGCCTCACCTTCCAGGACCGCAACGATCTGTATGAGTCCCGCATCAACCCGATCGCCACGTTCCCGAACGAGGGCATCGTAATCTGGGGCCAGAAGACGCTGCAGCAGCGTCCCTCCGCTCTGGACCGCGTCAACGTCCGTCGTCTTCTCATCTACGCCAAGAAGACGATCGCCTCTGTGGCTCGTTACCTCCTGTTCGAGCCGAACAACCCGAACACCTGGCAGCGGTTCCTCAACACTGTCAACCCGATCCTCGACAAGGTCCGTATGGACCAGGGCCTGGAGAGGTTCAAGGTGGTCATGGATTCCTCCACGAACACTCCGGACCTGATCGACCGGAACATCATGACCGGTAAGATCTTCCTGCAGCCCACACGGTCCGCGGAGTACATCGACCTGAGCTTCATCATCACCAGCTCGGGAGTGTCCTTCGAGGAGTAACCACTCCGCTCGCCTGCCACGCGTAGGATGAGTACACGGGGCCCCGAGGACACTAGCCTCGGGGCCCCAGCTGTTTAGGGAGACCACCGAATGTCCTGGGAAGGGAAAACATACGTAACAGCCGCAAATCCCGCTCCGGGACAGATGCGCATTATCGAGGGTGTGGGACCTGATAAATCAGGGAACCTGCCCTACGCGCCTGATTACGGTGTAGGTGTCAACGTCTACATCGCCGGTGGTATGGGACCGCTGGGATCGATCCCGGTCTCGCAGACGAACCCAGTCAACATCTCGCTGTCGGGCGTCACCATCGGTGGCGTCATCGAGGTCACGACCAGCCAGGGTCACCCGGTCGGAGTCTCGGGCACGGTCTTCGTCGAGAACTTCCCAGCGTTCTTCCCGATCACGGTCACCGGTGCGCTGCCGGTCACGGGCGTCGTCACCGTCCTGAACACCGGCGTCTTCGTCCAGAACTGGCCGACGCAGGTCTCGGGCGTCTACGTCCTCAACACGGCCTCGGTCACGGTCACCAACTTCCCCGACCCGGTCACGTCGGTGACGATGACGCTGACCGGAGTCCTGCCGGTCTCCCAGACGAACCTCCCCGCGACCCAGAGCGTCTATGTCGTCAACCAGACTTCCGGAAGCGTAACGGTTTCTGGGACCGCCAGTGTTTCCGTAACTAATTTCCCATCGGTCGTAACGGTCACGGGCACCGGAGCCTTCGACGTAACAGTTTTGAACCCGGTCACCGGAGTCAACGTCCTAAACTTCCCGGTCACCCAGAGCGTCTTCGTCGTAAACCAGGGAACATCGTCGTTTGCCGGTGACGTAAACATCACCGCCTCGATCACGCTGCCAGTATCTCAGACCAACCCGGTCCTGACCTCAAGCGTCAACGTCCTCAACTGGCCTGCGACGGCATCAGTACAGTCCGTCACTGGCACGGTGGCGGTCTCAAACCTCCCGGTCACCCAGACAGTGAGCGGGTCTGTGGGGATTGATGGTCCTGTGGCCATCACCGGGGTCGTCACTGCGACCCTCACGGGGGCCCTCAGCGCCACCATCACCAACCTCCCGGCGACCCAATCAGTCTATGTAGTTAACCAGGTTTCTAGCTCCACCGGAGTGGTCGAGATCTCGGGCGTCAACGTAGTTTCAGGAGCTCTACAGGTCACAGTCTCTGGCCTCTCATTCTCTGGAGCGTCCGACGTCAACATAAACGGCACAACCATAAGTAATAACTACAGCATAGATTTCCCGACGGCCTCTTTGGTCCTTCTTCCGGCCAACGCTGCCCGCAAGAACTTCACAATCTTCAACGACTCTGACCAGAACCTGCTGGTCCGTTTCGGTCCCACCGCCTCACTGGTAACTTGGACATTTAACCTTTACCCACAACACTACTATGAACCCACAGCGCAAGTCTGGAAGGGCGACGTGTCCTGTATCGGAGCTGCTTCAGGTTCTGGAGCACTTCAGGTTGAAGAGATGTTCCTATAGAACCAGCGGCGGCATACTTAGAAAGCAGGATCTCTCATAGAGGGTATAGGAAATGCCCATTAGTTCCAACTCACCGAACAGTATCAGTCTAAACATAGGGGCATCCGTCTCTGGAGCGGTTGAAGTTACCGCCTCCCAGGCGAACCCAGTTTATGTCACCGGCGCCGTGCAGGTGCAGGGTATGTCTTTCTCTGGCGGCATCACGACCGCTGAGAACTCTGTCGGTCCTATCGGCCAACCGGTTCCCACATCAGCGACGTTTATCGGTGCTGAGGACGCTACTGGTTCGCTCATCGGCCTCAAGGTCGACTCCTCTGGAAACCTTCTCATCGCGGGTAACATCTCAGTCGCTCCCGGCACAGGGACGCAGACAGTTACCGGCACAGTCCACATCGATAACGCTTCGATCACGGTCTCGCAGTCCAACGTACCCGCCACGCAGTCCGTCTATGTAGTGAACTCGACCTCTGGTTCGAGCGAAGTTAATATCACCGCCTCGATCACTCTTCCGGTCAGCCAGACGAACCTTCCGGCCACGCAGTCTGTCTACGTGGTGAACCAGGGAACGTCTTCTTTCGCGGGTGATGTGAACATCACTGCTTCGATCACGCTTCCCGTAAGCCAGACCAATCTCCCTGCTACCCAGTCAGTCTATGTGGTGAACTCGACCTCAGGCTCCAGCGAGGTCAACATCACTGCATCCATCACCCTGCCGGTCTCGATGACGAACCCGGTGCTGACGGCGTCGATCTCGAACTTCCCAGCGACGCAGACTGTCACGGGCACTGTCCATGTTGATAACCCGGTGACGGTCGTCGCGGTCTCGAACTTCTCCGCCACGCAGACGGTAACGGGAACGGTACACCTTGACAATGCGACACTGACCGTCTCGCAGTCGAACGTTCCGGCGACCCAGTCGGTCTTCGTGGTGAACAGCCAGGGCTCGAACGTCAACATCACCGGTTCGATCACTCTTCCTGTCTCTCAGACCAATCCGGTTCTGACGGCGTCGGTAAGCGTCAGCAATTTCCCAGCTTCACAGACAGTCACTGGCACCGTCCACTTTGATAACACGTCCCTGAATATCGCTCAGACCGGTGCGATGGTCGTCACCGGGACGATGACAGTCGACAACACGGTCACTGTCACCGCGCCGCAGGGTGCTCCTGTCTGGATCACGGGTACTATCACTTCAGTGGCGGCTGCTTCGGGAACTTTCGTTGCTGTCGAGGCCTCGGTCGGAGCTACCGGCGCGATCCCGCCGAACAGTGCGACCCAAATCGGTGGTATTGATCCTACGGGAAATCTGCGTCCCATCAAGGTGATGCAGGACGGTACGCAGGTAATCACAGGTTCTGTCTACGTCGTCAATAGCCAGGGTTCAAATGTCAATGTAACAGCTTCTGTCCCTCTGCAAGTAACGTCGTCGTTCGCCGCTCCGGTGTGGATCACCGGTACGATCGCCAACGAGTTCCTCTACAACCAAGCAAGTGGCTCCGTTACTGGTGTCAACGATGTCGTCTCTGTCGCGATAGGGTTCGGCGTAGGTGTCGCAGCTGTCGTAACTGGTACATTCTCCGGTTCAATCCGTTGGGAAATGTCGTACGACAACGGTGTGTCATGGAACAGAGTAGAGACGTACAACCCAGATGCTTCTGCAGAGTCTATCCAGTCTACCGCTAGAGTTACTGGTGTCTACGTTCCATATGACGTCGCCGGCGCTACGCACTTCCGTGGACGTGTAACATCATGGACGTTTGGAACTGCTAGCATCCACATTGGTACAAACCAGACTCCTCCCAACGTGATGAAATACGCTGGTGAGGCTGGTCTGGCGATGGGTGAGTACGGCGTTGGCATCATGGGATCTGACGAGGGTGGCATCGCTCGTCTGGTACGGGTCGGCACCGATGGTCACATGTTCGTCGGAGGCAATGACACTCTCACCGACAACTTCACTAACCCAACAGCCTCTGTCCTTGTTGGCTCGTTCAACATGGTCTGGAGTGAGACTGGAAATGTTTGGGTCCGTGTTGGAGCAGGCGACATTGACGCTGACGGCGACGCTATCGATAACGTCGGTCTGACCAAAGCTGAAAGCTACGTTAAGGTCTTCAACGGTTCGTCCTTCGACCGCCTCCGCGGTGACACGGGTGGTCTCTACGTCAAGACGAATGGTATTGATTCTCTGACAGTAACAGCATCAATGTTGAACCCAGTCGCGGTAGTGATCAGCGGTGGGATGACGTCGTCGATCGCGAACTTCCCTGCGGTGCAGATAGTCACATCGTCGCAAGCAAGCCCAGTGTGGGTCACCGGCGCGACGATCCCCGTTGACATCAAGAACTCGACAATCAATGTCTTTATGTCGTCTTCCCGTCCTACGGGATCTGCGGCACCCAGTGAGGCGGTCCTTGTTGGATTTGTTGACCCTACTGGGAACCTGCAGCCTGGAAGGATTATCTCGGGCGCTCAGCTGGTCACAGGAACTGTTCACATCGATAACCCAACAACGGTTGTCGGAGTAACGCAGACAGGATCTTGGGTTGTAACAGGTACAGTCCACGTAGATAATCCGACGACCGAGATCACTCAGACCGGCTCGTTGGTCGTCACGGGATCAGTCTCGATCACCAACTTCCCGTTCTCCCAGCCGGTCACCGCCTCTGCGGGATCGCCGGTCGGTATCTCCGGTTCTGTCCATATCGACAACACGACTCTCACAGTGTCGCAGTCGAACGTGCCAGCGACGCAGTCGATCACCGGAACTGTTCACATCGACAACACCACGTTCGCGGTGACGACAACCGGAACGCTAACAGTCTCCCAATCTAACCCCGTGACTGTCGTCGCAGTGTCTAACTTCTCAGCGACGCAGGGTGTCACCGGCACGGTCCACTTTGACAACACCTCGATCGCAGTCACGACGACGGGTACTCTGACCGTCTCACAATCGAACCCTGTTACTGTGGTAGCGGTGAGCAACTTCTCCGCGACGCAGGGTGTGACGGGCACCGTTCACTTCGACAACACTGCTCTCGCTGCGACCCAGACGGCTTCGTTCGTGGTTACCGGTACAGTCCAGGTGACCACCACGGGAGCTCTTACAGTCTCGCAGTCGAACCCTGTCCTTACCTCTTCTGTCACGCAGACAGGAAGCTGGGTTGTGACGGGAACAGTCCAGGTAACGACCACGGGTACGTTGACCGTAAGCCAGAGCAATCCGGTCACTGTTGTCGCTGTATCTAACTTCTCGGCGACGCAGGGAGTCACGGGAACTGTCCACATCGACAACGCCTCGTTCCCCATCACCACGACGGGAACGCTCACAGTATCACAGTCTAACCCTGTAACCGTTGTCGCAGTCTCTAACTTCTCGGCTACTCAGGGAATCACAGGAACCGTTCACTTCGACAACACGTCGTTGACGGTGTCGCAGTCGAATCCCGTCCTTACCGCCTCAGTGACTCAGACAGGTTCCTGGGTGGTCACGGGAACAATGACTGTAGATAACACAGTCACAGTACAAGCTCCTCAGGGCGCTCCGGTCTGGATCACAGGAACGATCACCTCAGTCGCGGCTGCTTCTGGAACATTCGTCGCGGTAGAGAGCTCTGTCGGCACGACAGGTGCCATCGCACCAAACAGCGCCACACAGATTGCCGGACTTGATCCCACAGGTAACCTCCGTCCAGTAAAGGTCCTCCAGGATGGCACGCAGGTTATCACCGGCTCAGTCTTCGTAATCAACAGCCAGGGTAACGATGTTCGCATCACGGGATCCACGGTCACTCTGACAGTTTCGCAGTCTAACCCTGTCCTTACGGCCTCTATCACCACGACGGGCGCCCTGACTGTCTCCCAGTCCAACCCAGTACTCACATCCTCGGTCACGCAGACTGGATCCTGGGTGGTAACAGGAACGGTCCAGGTCGTAACGACGGGAGCGCTCACTGTATCTCAAAGCAACCCGGTCCTAACCTCGTCCGTGACTCAGACGGGATCTTGGGTGGTCACAGGCTCTGTCTCAGTCTCCACAACGGGAACTCTGACTGTAAGCCAGTCTAACCCAGTCACAGTCGTGGCAGTTAGCAATTTCTCTGCGACCCAGGGAATCACGGGTACAGTTCACTTCGATAACACGAGCGTCGCTGTAACCACGACGGGAGCGCTGACGGTATCGCAGAGCAACCCAGTCACAGTGGTTGCCATCTCGAATTTCTCGGCGACACAGGGTGTAACAGGAACAGTTCACGTTGATAACACCAGCCTCGCGGTCTCTCAGACGGCCTCGTTGGTTGTAACGGGTACGGTCCAAGTAACGACGACAGGGACGCTCACGGTCTCTCAGAGCAACCCAGTCACGGTGGTCGCCGTTTCTAACTTCTCCGCGACCCAGGGCGTAACTGGCACGGTCCACTTTGATAACACCTCGCTCCCGGTAACGCAAACGGGAAGCTGGGTTGTTACGGGCACAGTCCAGTCTGTGTTCACTGGTACGCTGCCGGTAAGCCAGACAAATCCAGTCACCGTCGTTGCGGTCTCAAACTTCTCTGCTACGCAGGGAGTCACCGGTACCGTCCACTTCGATAACACCTCTATCCCGGTCACACAAACTGGCAGCTGGGTGGTCACAGGGACCGTGCAGGTCACCACGACCGGTACTCTTACCGTGTCTCAGTCCAACGCGATCCCGTCCACGCAGACAGGATCCTGGGTTGTTACGGGTACAGTCCAGGTTGTGACGACGGGAGCTTTGACCGTATCGCAGTCGAATCCTGTTCTAACATCTTCAGTCACGCAGACCGGAAGCTGGGTCGTTACCGGCACGGTTCAGATGGTCACGACGGGAACTCTGACCGTAAGCCAATCCAACGCTCAACCAGTCACTCAGACGGGATCGTTCGTTGTCACCGGTACGGTTCAGGTAACCACCACAGGAACTCTGACCGTCAGCCAGTCGAACCCAGTGCTCACAGCCTCTGTCACGCAGACAGGAAGCTGGACGGTCACAGGTTCTGTCTCAGTCGCCAACGCTGTCGCAGTGACGCAGACTGGCAGCTGGGTGGTCACGGGAACGATCACTCAGAACTACGCGTCAGCATCGATCGTTGGCGGACTCGCTGCTCAGGGCGCCACAGTCACGATGCCTATCGGCTCCGCGGCAGGAGCGACGTTCACGATCACAGGATCGTACACCGGTACCATAAACTTCCAGGCCTCATTCGATAACGCTGTCACTTGGTGGCCGGTCGAGGCGTACAGCCCCAACACGCAGATCGAGCTTGTAGGCTCGACCACTACGACCACGGGCGCTTTCAACCTCTATGACATCGTCGGTGCGACCCACGTCCGTGTCTCTGCCTCCTCATGGGGTGGCGGCACAGCTTATGTCGCAGCGAACGGGAACAACATCTCCACTCACCCGGACATCACCACCCGTGAGAACGGTTCAACCACGCCTTCGTACGGTACTCAGATCGGTGGCAACGACAGCGGCGTCTTCCGGTACATCAAGGTCGACCAGTCGGGTGCTCTCTATGTCTCTGCTTCCGCTGACCGTCCGGTCTGGGTCACGGGCGTTATCACCTCGGTGACGACAGCCTCAGGTACGTTTGTTGTAACTGAGAACTCGGTCGGCGCTACAGGCCAGACCGCTCCGCTCTCCGCGACATACATCGCGGGTATCAGCGGTACGACACTGCTTGGTCTCAAGGTCGACAACTCTGGCGCGGTGTACATCGCCAACCCGGGTGGTTCAACCGGCAGTAATAACGTCAACATCACCGGTTCTACGATCACGCTGACGACCAGTCAGAGCAACACTCCGGCCGGCACAGGTTCCATCACCGGTACGGTCCATGTCGACAACACGACGTTCGCAGTGACGCAGACTGCTTCGTGGGTAGTCACGGGTACAGTCCAGGCGGTCTTTACTGGTACGCAGACCGTGTCTCAGAGCAACCCGGTCCTTACTTCATCGGTAACTCAGACCGGCAGCTGGGTAGTTACAGGCTCTGTCTCGGTGGCGAACGCGGTCCCTGTTACACAGACCGGATCGTGGGTGGTCACGGGGACCGTCCAGGCTGTGTTTACAGGAACGCAGACAGTCTCGCAAAGCAACCCAGTTCTTACTCCGGCAGTAACTCAGACTGGCTCCTGGGTGGTGACCGGCACCGTTCAAGTTACCACAACAGGCACGCTGACGGTCTCCCAGTCAAATGATCAGCGGGTTCTCCAGACAGCAAGCTGGGTAGTCACCGGTACCGTCCAGGCTGTCCAGACCGCGTCCCTGGTTGTAACTGGAACGGTACAGATGACGCAGACAGGAACTCTGACTGTGTCTCAGAGCAACCCGGTCACTGTCGTCGCGATCTCGAACTTCTCTGCCTCTCAGGCGGTCACAGCCTCGCTCGCTAACCCGGTCACAGTAGCGATCTCGGGTGTCCTAAACGCGGCCTTCACAGGGACGCAGGTTGTAACAGCCAGCGCAGCTAACCCTGTCTGGGTGACCTCGTCCGGTGGTGGCGTCACTCAGGTCACTGTAACGGGAGCTCTCCCGGTAAGTCAGACGAACCCGGTGCTCACTCCGGCTGTCACGCAGACGGGAAGCTGGGTCGTAACAGGTACAGTCCAAGTCGTCACGACTGGAACACTTACAGTCTCGCAGTCCAATGATCAGCGAGTCCTGCAGACAGCAAGCTGGGTGGTCACAGGAACGGTCCAGTCCGTGCAGACAGCCTCACTGGTTGTCACCGGTACGGTGCAGATTACCACGACCGGAACACTGACAGTCTCTCAGAGCAACGCTATCGCGTCCTCTCAGACAGCGTCCTGGGTCGTAACAGGCACAGTCCAGTCCACTCAGACCGGATCCTGGGTGGTCACATCCTCGGCTGGCAACGCGATCCTGATCACAGGTACTGTCGCCACGACGGCTCCATCTGCTCAGAACGTCACTCAGACGGGCAGCTGGGTCGTTACCGGAACCGTGCAAGCAGTCTTCACGGGGACGCAGACAGTAAGCCAATCCAACCCAGTCCTGACGTCCTCAGTAACTCAGACAGGCAGCTGGGTGGTAACAGGCACGGTCCAGGTCGTCACCACCGGCACGCTCACTGTATCTCAGTCCAATGACCAGCGGGTCGTCCAGACCGCCTCCTGGACAGTCACAGGAACGGTGCAGTCAACCCAGACAGGATCGTGGGTCGTAACTTCATCTGCCGGTAACGCGATCCTCATCACTGGTACAGTTGCGACGACTGCTCCTGCGTCGCAGAACGTGGCACAGACAGCAAGCTGGGTCGTAACAGGAACTGTGCAGGTCGTAACGACAGGAACGTTAACAGTCTCCCAGTCGAATGACCAGCGAGTCTTGCAGACGGCTTCCTGGGTGGTCACCGGGACAGTCCAGTCCACGCAGACTGGTTCGTGGTACATCACCTCCTCGGCCGGTAACGCCATCCTCATCACCGGTACCGTGGCGACCACGGCTCCGTCCGCTCAGAACGTCACACAGACCGCCTCATGGGTCGTGACGGGAACAGTACAGTCTGTCCAGACGGCCTCCTACGTGGTCACGGGCACGGTCCAGGTAACAACGACGGGCACGCTCACGGTAAGCCAGAGCAACCTGCCGGCGGTCCAGTACGTCTCCTCCGCCATCGGCTCGCCAGTATGGATCGGGACAACGGGTACTCTCACTGTCTCGCAGTCCAACGACCAACGTGTGCTCCAGACTGCCTCCTGGGTAGTCACGGGCACCGCGCAGGTGGTCCAGTCTGCCTCATGGGTGGTAACTGGTACGGTGCAGGTGACCACAACAGGCACCCTCACAGTGTCCCAGTCGAACGACCAGCGTGTCCTTCAGACTGCCTCATGGGTGGTTACTGGAACCACACAGGCGACGCAGACAGGAAGCTGGGTTGTTACCGGAACGGTTCAGGTTGTAACCACCGGAACGCTGACAGTAAGCCAGAGCAACCTGCCTGCGGTCGTGATTGTCACAGGTACACAGGCGAATCCAGTCTGGGTCACGCAGTCTGGCGGTGGCTCATCGGTCTCTGTTTCCAACGTTGTCACGGTGACCTCGACTCTGGCCAATCCGGCCTGGGTGGCGATTTCTGGTGCGATCAACACGGTGTTCTCTGGTACGCAGGTCGTCACTGCCTCCTCGGCGGCGCCGGTTTGGGTAACAGGTGCGGTAACAGTAGCCCAGACAGGTGCTCTCACGGTATCTCAGAGCAACATGCCGTCGGTGTTCATCGTCACCGGCACACAGGCTAACCCGGTTTGGATCACATCATCCGGTGGTGGAAGCTCGGTCACTGTTACAAATGTGGTGACAGTAACGGGTACGCAGGCGAACCCGGTTTGGATCACTCAGTCGGGTGGTGGCTCGACGGTCTCCGTCTCCAACACCGCCTCGGTCACGGCGACTCTCGAGAATCCGCTCACCGTCACGATCTCCGGATCGATGAACGCGGTCTTCTCTGGAACACAGATCGTCACCAGTACGCTGTCTAACCCAGTCTGGGTCACCGGCACGATCACCACTGCCGCTCCGGCCGCGCAGAATGTCACGCAGACGGGCAGCTGGGTGGTCACAGGTACCGCACAAGTTGTTCAGACTGCTTCCTGGGTTGTAACCGGAACAGCGAACGTTGTTCAGACAGCCTCCTGGGTCGTTACGGGAACTGTCCAGGTTGTCGATACGGGTCGTAACGATATCGACCAGGTCGTAGCTTCCAGCAGCGGACACCTCGAGTCGACAGTGTTCCTCTATGGCTGGGACGATGCTAGCTCTCGGTGGAACAGAGTCAGTGTTGATTCCAACAACAGTGACGCTGTAGCTGTTCATACAGGAGCAGTTGCTCTCGACGTCGACTCGCACAACCGGGTCTTCAACGGGACGACCTGGGACCGTATGCGTGGCTCAGCAATCTCGGGAACGTATGTCATCGCTCCTCCGGCTGCGACCTCCAACGTCACCACCGCGCTGGTCTCCGGAACCTCAGTGTCGATCCTCGCGGCGAACACGAACAGGTACTTCGCCTCCATCCAGAACACGCACGCCTCGGCTGTCCTCTTTGTCAAGCTCGGCACGGCGGCCACATCGGCCTCCATGACGGTGAGAATGGCTCCGGCCAGCTACTTTGAAGTCCCAGGTCGCTACACAGGTATCATCCACGCCATCGCGTCCGGAACGAACGTCACCGGCTCAGTGGCGGTAACCGAACTCTCGAACTAACCATGCCATACTTTCCAGGACACTCATCGGTAGCTCTTAACGTCAGCGGGAACCTCTCGGGGACCGCTGACGCTCTATCTTTCATCGGCGCGGGTGTGACAGCCACAATCGCCACGGGAGTGCTGACAGTCGAGATTCCCGGCGGCGGGGGTGGGGGCGCCGGCGCGCTTATCCTCTCTGGATCTGGTGGCCCCGCCGCGGCGACCGCGACGCTCCTCTATATCAGCGGCTCCGGCGCGTCAGTCTCGATCACCAACTCGACCGCCACGTTGAACGTTCCTGTCTTTGCCACCGCGTCAGCGATAGCGGTCCAGGTCACAGGGACGTCGGTGCTGACAGACGCGACGACGTTGAACTTCTTTAACGTAGCAGGGTTCCCAACAGCCAGCGTCGCTGGCAACGTTGTGACACTGACGATGTCATTCCCGTCGCATATGACAGATTGGGATAGCTCTGGAAATCTGATGTTGGAGTCGTATGTCTCTGGAGTTGTTGGACCCGCTGTTCCTCCTGCTGGAAACCTTACCATATTTTCGAGAAAGAAGGCGGGTCGCACTTTGCTTAACTGGGTCGGTCCCGCGGGAGTCGATATCGCGGTTCAACCAAACCTATTCTTGAATAAAGTGCATCGGTTCAACCCGTCTCCCGGAAGCAACTCGATCACAGTCGGTGCTGACGGGCTCGTTCTTGTCACATCTGGCACTGCTACCGCTCGTGCGATCTCAGGAACTGCGTTTTCAACGTCATTGAAGCGTGTCGCTTGGGTTTCAACAGCAGTCTCGGGTGCTGCTACAGGTTATTCAATGGCTTCTCCTCTGTGCTTCATGGGGACAGGAACTGCAGGCTTTGGGCCCGTTACTGGAATGGGCGGGTTCTACTATGTGTCTAGATTCTTCCCTGGACAGACTGCCGCCGCCAACCTATACAGTTTCTTTGTGGGATTAGTAACTGGAACAGGCGCGTCTTACATCGCAAACGGCCAAAACATTAATCCATCTGGTGTCATTAACCAAATCGGTGTTGGATACAATCGGACAGATACGACCTGGAAGATCTTCCACGGCGCGAACACGACGACCACAGTAGACACAGGAATACCAATCCAGTCAGCGTCATTGACATCATCTGCTAACCACGGTGTCTATGAGCTTCGGATGTTCGCAGCACCTAGCTCGAACACCTGCAGTATCTCGTTTGAGAAGATCAACCCGAACACTCCTGCTCTGTTCGAGTACGTCGCCTCGTCCACTCTCCCGACAGGTGTTCTTCTTACAATTTGTGGTCGTGCAGCGACCATGACTACGACCGCTGTCTCATTGGAGCTTGTGGGACTCTACCTCGAGACGGACTACTAAGGCGGTGACCAGATGGCCATCGGTCAAACATCAGGTCCTGGCACCAACTACATCAGCCGGGTAAACAACCTACCAAATCACGATTCAGCGACTGTCTGCGGGTATTATTACCACGGCGCGACGCCTCCTGCTGGTGGCTCTGGCATCTCGTCTGTCTCAAACAATACCTCAACCAGACATGTGATGTACGTCGACGCCAGCAATGTCGTTGCAATGTACAATAACAACTTCATCAACAACATCGCGACGATCTCTGCGGGCAATTGGTATTTCTGGGCCTACACGTTTAGTGGAACTACTTGCTCTGCTTATTTTACTCCCATCGGTGTTCCGCTTTCTGGGAATAAGGGAACGATGTCCCGGACTGCGGGGTACACAACAACTCGAGTATACGGGCTTCAGGACGATTCAGGTGGGGGCTCGGGAGTTGGGTACGTCGCTCATATGCGGGCTTGGAGCTCTGTTCTTACAGTTTCTGAATTAAATGCAGAGAGACTAAGTCGTACGGCAGTCAAGGGAGGAGTTCTCTTTGACGCACCGCTGCCTGATACGGCTTCGCTTGACGGATTTAACCTGTCGGGCAGCTTAGTCCAGATGACCCCGCCTGATCTAGGCGACACGAACCTGTATAACTCTATCTGGGATAACAACACAAGCTGGGGTGGACCTCAGAACTCAACTACCTTAAACTCTATCACTCAAAACACGTCGGCGGTCAATTCGTTCGGACCTCGGACGTTTATTCTGATGGTCGCTTTGGATTCGCAGACGTCTGTCTCGCAGATAAACTCGTCTGCGACTTACGGGCCTCCTTTGGTCTGGACTGAGGCGACCGGCGTCGCTGGTACGACGCCCACCCGCAGCGCCCATATCTGGTGGGCGCATGCTTCTTCTTCCTGTTACGGGCTGAATGTCGCTGTAACAATGTCTGACGCTGGAAATTTTGGTTTCAAGATGGTATCGCTGAAGGGAGCGAAAGCAGGAAACCCGATCGGTGTGAAGCAGGTTGGTAATGGCACGGCCGCCGCTGCGACGTCTTCTATCACGCTGTCGGGTCTGTCTACTGGGTCGATGCTTTTCGCTTCGTACTGGCAATTGACGGCCTCGAACAACACGACCAGCCCAAACACTCCAGGAACAGTGGTCATCGAGCAGCAGAACAACCTGCCCGGTTTCCTCCGGTCAAACGGCCCAGTCGATGGCGGGACCTTCTCGCTCCAGACGTATAACGTTGGATCTCCGGGAGACAACCAGCTCGGTGCCTACGCGGCCTGCGAGGTGCTCGCTGACCCGACCGGCGATGGTGTGGTGGCCGCTGAGGGTCCCTGGGGTGTCGCCGTAGGGTCGACAACCACCAACACCATATCGTCCTCCATCACCACCACCGGCCCCCGTCTGCTCGTCGCGTACCACGCTTTCAGCGGTGGAGGAACAGATCACCCTAAAGTCACGGGGATGGCAGGAAGTGGGATAACATGGAGACCCGCGATGTCGGCCTCGTGGTCAACCAGCAACCAGCTCGGGACAGAGATCTGGTACGCGGTTGTCACGGGAGCATTGACCGCTGCCAACGTGACGTCGACATTGAACATCGCGAACAACTACGCGTTCATGGTGGAAGCGTACAGGAACCATCGGATAATCAGCCCTGTGGGAAAGACGCTCTACCCCCAGAACCCAAACGGGGGCAGCTGGCAGTTCTCAGGATCTCTCACGGGAACAGCGACGGGCTCGTTGCTTGCTCTGGCTGGTTGGGCGGTAAACGATGTCTACGCCTCTGCTGCTTCTGGAACTGCTCTTCTTGAGTGGCAGAACCAGGCAGGCTTCTTCGCTCGCAACTCGACAGCATCGATAGGTGGAAACGTGATGCTCAGCGCGGCGTTGCCTCCATCCGCCACGGGGTTGGGCATCGTCTACACCGCAGCTGAGTTCCTCGCGGCGTCTCAACCGCTGACGCCAGGAGAGCCCTACTTCCTGACTTCATCATTCTCGAACGCTGCTGCAGACCCTCCAAACATGACAGCATCGGCACCGGA